TACCGAGCAAGCTCACCAACAATCGGTGCGCCATGCAGAGCAACAAGCAGCAGTACAGGCTAAAGCAGCCGCTTCTAAACCAAAAAAGACTAAGGGAGACTAATGTCTGTAACTAAAGATAGTTTTCGTGATTGGAAAGCCAATCCTGTGACTAAAGCAGTTTTCAATGCACTGCTCGACAAGGTAGGTGAGAGTAAGGATCGACTTGGCAATACTGCTGGACTCGATCCACTACAAGATCGCTACATTAGTGGGGCAATCGCAGCCTATATGGACCTGTTGAAGATTGACTTTGAGGAGGTATCTGATGGCAATTGAAGCCCTTGGACATCGACTCACTGTTCGACCTGATAAGCTGGAGAACTCTGAGGCAGCAGAAACGAAACAAAAGGCCGAACAGATCGGTCTAGTCATCCCTGAGAAGATCAAGGATGAGTTGGAATCTCAAGCCACACGAGACCGCGCATCCGTAGATCAAGGAATCGTACTTACTGTAGGTAAGACAGCATTCCGAGACTTTGGTGGAGAACCTTGGTGCGAAGTAGGCGATTACATCGCGTATGCTCGACATGCAGGAAAGTTTGTTAAAGACCCAGATACTGGTGAGGATATCCTTGTTCTGAACGATGAGGATTGCATTGCCAAAATTACAAAGGTAATTAAAGATGAGTGATGAAAACCAAGTGGTAGAAATCGAAGTAGTCCAACACGAACCTGATCCCGTTGAAATCGAAGCACGAGCTTCTGGATGGGTTCCGAAAGAAGAGTTTCATGGTGAGGCCCATAAGTGGGTAGATGCAGGCGAGTTTGTTCGTCGTGCCCCCCTGTTCCAAAAGATTGACCTGCAAACGCGGGAGCTTAAGGAACTTAAAAAGGGTCTGGAAGCCCTGAAACAACACCACGCACAGGTACGAGAGACGGAATATAAACGTGCTCTGGATGACCTGAAAGCAGCTAAGAAGGACGCCCTCATCGAGGGTGATGTGGATACCCTTGTTGAGATTGATGACAAGGTGGAGGCTGTCAAGGATGCCCAACGTAAGTTTGCTGCTGAGCAAGCTGCTGAGGCTGCCCGAGCTGCCTCTCCCGAGGTGATCCACCCTGAGTTTGCTGCATGGACTAAACGTAACACTTGGTATGAAACCTCGAAACCGATGCGAGCATTTGCTGATGCTCTGGGGATTGAACTCCGTTCGCAGGGCCTGTCCCCGTCGGATGTTCTTAAGCAGGTTGAAGTGCAAATTAAGGAAGAGTTTCCAAACAAGTTCCGTAACGCTAACCGAGATAAAGCCCCTGCTGTTGAGGGCACCTCCAAAGGGGGTGGTAAATCTGGTGGTGGTGTTTCCGAAGCATCTCTCAGTGATGATGAACGTCGAGTAATGAACTCGATTGTTCGTACTGGTGTCATGACTAAGGAACAGTATATTGCAGAACTGAAAAAAGTTAAAGGAGCACAATAATGGCTAAAGAAGCAATCGTAAAGAGCCCGAGCGGGCGTGTACGCCGTACCCCTGTGGGCGTGCGTAATGTTCTGACTGTCGGAGGTAAAGACCCGGCATATGAGTATCGTATCGTAAACGACACGGGAGACCGCGTAGAGCAATTCAAAGCCGCTGGTTATGAGGTTGTCTCTGCAAAGGATGTGACCGTTGGTGATCGTCGTGTTACTGCTGCTTCGGCCGAAGGCAGCTTGGCTACGGTTGCTGTCGGAGGCGGCGTCAAGGGCGTCGTCATGCGTATTAACAAGGAGTGGTATGCGGAGGATCAAGCCCGAAAACAATCGGATGTTGATCAAACCGAAGCATCCACAAAAGCAGATGCACTTAAGGGTACATATGGACGTCTTGACATTGATCGAGACTAAATAAAACACCCATTAGGTGCTTTTAATCTAATGGAGAAAATCTATGGCTAATACTAGCCGCGTACAGGGCCTTAAGCCCATTCGTTACGCTAATGGCGCACAGTATAACGGTCTGGTAAATACTTACTTTATCCCGAGTACTAACGCTACCGCCGTCTTTGTCGGCGATCCTGTGAAAGCAGATGCTACTGGTGATACCGTAGCTGCTGGTGGTAAAGGTCTTGGTATCCAATCCGTGGTTCCGGCAGGTGCAGCAGACGCCATTCTTGGTGTTGTGGTTGGCTTTGCTGTAGCACCGGGTGTTCTGGATACCCCGCAGTATCGAGCAGCTTCTACTGGTCGTTACGTCCTCGTGGTGGACGACCCGGCAGTTCTGTTTGAAGTGCAGACCTCGAATGGTACCCTTGGTGTGACTGATGTCGGCCTGAACGCCGCCATCGCCGCTGGTGCTGGTTCGACTTCCACTGGTTCTTCGGGTGTTACCCTCGATGTGGCAACTGCTGCTACTACGGCAACTCTGCCTCTGAAAATCGTTGGTTTCACTCAACGAGTGGACAACGACAACACTTCGGCAAATGCCAAGGTGATTGTCAAAATCAACAGCTTCCAGCTTGCTAACGCAACTGCTGGTGTATAAGGAGGTAGTTAATGTCTATTATGAATAGCGGCTCGTTTGCTAAGGCCCTCTGGCCCGGCGTAAATGCTTGGTACGGTAAGGCATACAGCGAGTATGAAGTAGAGTTTGAAAAACTGTTCGAGAAGAATACGTCGAATCGTGCGTATGAAGAGGATGTTGGTCTGTCGAGCTTCGGTCTGGCTATCCAGAAACCCGAAGGCGGTGCAATTGCGTATGACAGCGAGCGTCAGGGCTTCACCAATCGCTACACCCACGCGGTGTTCGCACTGGGCTTTATCATCACCCGTGAGATCATGGAAGATGACCAGTACGATATCGTAGGCCAAAACAAGGCTAAGGGTCTGGCGTACTCGATCCGACAAACCAAAGAAGTTCTCGGTGCTAACGTTTACAACCGTGCATTCAACACCTCCTACACTGGTGGTGATGGTACGTGTCTGCTGAACAGTGCTCACCCGAACGTCGCTGGTGGTACTTGGTCGAACGTGCTTGGCACTCCGGCTGACCTCTCGGAAGCAGCTCTGGAACAAGCAGCAATTGATATCGCTGGCTACACGAATGACCGTGGTCTGCGTATTGCTGTTAAACCTAAGACGCTGATCCTTCCGTACCAGCTTCAGTTTGAAGCAGCCCGTATCCTGCGTACTGTTGGTCGTGTTGGTACTAACAACAACGATATCAACGCACTCAAGGATCTGGGCATCTTCAAGGATGTGGTCATCAACCACTACCTGACTGATGCTGATGCATGGTTCATCCGAACTGACGTTCCTAACGGCATGAAGTACTTCTCGCGCCGTGACGACGAGTTTGGCATGGACAACGACTTCGATACCGAGAACGCTAAGTTCAAAGCATCGTTCCGTGCATCGTGGGGCTGGACTGATCCGAAGGGCCTGTACGGCTCGCCGGGCGCTTAAGCTTAACTAACCCAAGGGGGTACGGAATTAACCTTCTGTATCCCCTTTTCTTTTGGAGCTTATATGTCCACTCAACTTCGTGCATTTAAACCTGTTGCAGCTACTCAAAACACTGCGGTAGGTGCTACAGCTTCTACGGTATCCCTGAACTACACTGCTGGTACTGTATCTATTCGACTTTGTAATATAGGTACTCAAACAGTTTTCGTGTCGTTTGATGGTACTACTGCAACACTTACTACTTCAGTTCCGATTCCTGCTGGTCAGACTGAGGTATTCACCCTACCAACGGGTACGCTGTCCATCTCAGTGATTGCTGGAGCTACAGGCTCTATCCTCTACACTACGGTCGGCGAGGGTCTCTAAGATGGCAGTGCGAGGACGCCGGGGTCGGCGAAGAGTCGCATCTGTCCTATCTGCTATATTTGCCACATGGAGTTCTACTGACAAGAATGCATCTTGGGTGTTATCTAACACTAACCATACGGGTACTCAGTCAGGGGCAGCATGGACCTCCCTACGGGCCAACGTAGGTAAAAGTGCCGGCAAGTGGTATTGGGAGATCAGTATAGGCTCTACCAATACAATGGCAGGTATTGGCACAGCCGCTGCTAACTTAG